CCACCCTCATCGCCGCCCCCTCCATATTTTCCCCGGAGGTATATTTGGAAACCCAATTCGGGATTAGGTTCTGGTGGTCCTAGGTAGGTTTTTGTGTGCTCCTTCCTGCCGCTGGTCTCGCTCATTAAGGGATCGCCAGAATCTAACCTCGAATTGGGTCCAAACCCCTCTAGTAAAGGAGCAAACTATGGGTAAAAGGGCCGCGGTACCGATCAAACCGGCACGAACTGTGGAGCAACGAGAGGCGCAGATGATTAATCTTGCGCTAGAGCTCGCTGAGAAGCAGCTTCGAGACGGCTCGGCGCCCGCTACAACCGTTAATCACTACCTCAAGCTCGCCTCCACAAGAGAAGCGCTAGAGGTTGAGAAGCTTCGACACGAGACAGCTCTGCTCGAGGCTAAGAAGACGGCTCTCGTCTCCGCCGAGGAAGCGGAAAAGAAGTACAAGGAAGCGATTGAGGCGTTCCGAACATACTCTGGAGCGGGAAGTGTTACGGACATACAGTGATCTGTCTCGACTTGATACGTTCGAAGCGAGGTTTGACTACCTTTCTCTCACCGGGCAAGTCGGAACCAGTACATTCGGCTTCGATCGATACTTGAACCAGCGATTCTATTCCTCTACGGAATGGAAAAAGGTTCGCAACTTTGTTCTGGCTCGAGATGAGGCCAGGGACCTCGGGGTCGAGGGTTATGACATCGGATACATGCCGCTGATACACCACATGAACCCGATCCAGCCTAAAGACCTCGAGGAATTCAACCCGGACATCCTAGATCCAGAGTTCCTCATCACCACTTGCAAGAATACCCACAACGCGATACACTTCGGAGACCGATCTAGGTTGACGACCCAAGTAGTGGAGCGTCGACCGAACGATCAAGCTCCCTGGAGGATCTAATGGGAACAGTTCTTGAGGACACAAAGAAGGCTCTCGGAATTGTTCCGGGATATGAAGCCTTCGACGATCAGATTCTAATGCACATCAACACCTGCCGGATGGAGCTCAACCAGCTGGGGGCAAAATGCGAGGATCCGATCGAGAAAACGACTGGGTGGGAAGCCTTCTTCGGGATCGATGATATGGCGACCATCAAGTCATACATCGCCATGAAGGTTAGGCTTATCTTCGACCCGCCGTCAAACTCCTTCGTGGTCACTTCCTATCAGAAGCTGATTGAGGAGGCAGCATGGCGACTGATCTATCAGACCGAGAACGACAAATAGCCGATATCGCTCACCACGGCGTCAAAGGCATGAAGTGGGGGGTCATCACCAAGAAAGCTAGCATTGGTCGAAAGACAGTGGCTGGTAAACTTGGTGCAGCAAACGACACCCTCAAGGCGTACAAGTCTAAACGAGCCGAGGTTAAAGCAGCCAAGCCGGTAAAGACCAAGGGCGGCAAGCAGTCCTATCGAAAGTTCAGCGACGCCGAGCTGCAGAAGCGCATCAAGCGCCTCGAGCAGGAGCAGCGTTATCGAGAGCTCAAGGCCGACCGCCACACAATCCGTGGGCGAAAGGTCGCCCGAGAGATTCTTGAGAGCAGCATCACCAAGGCCGGCACCTATGCCGCAACCAAGGTGATGAAACGAGCATTCGATAGCGCCGTAGAGGCAAAATACGGTAAGGACACCTCGGACAAGGTCAAGGAAGCCGTCAAGAAGGCTAAGGAAGGCTACGAGGCCGCTCAGGTCATCGCCAACGACTCCACCGTCCGTAGGGCGGCCCGAGAGTCTCGTCAGGAAGCTCGTGCTGCAGCGGCAAAGGCTAAGGGTAAGGCTTACACACCGCCCAAGCCTCGAGCCAAGGCCGAGATCACTACCCGACAGCAGGGTAACGTCAAGCTGATCGAGAAGAAGAAGTCCTATACGCAGACTAAGCCTTCCGGTAAGCAGCGGCGGTACCCTCGTAACCCGGGGAGCACGGCTAAGTAATGCTCTCGAACACCGCAGTACCAAAATACTACGGGCAGTTCCGAGACGCAGTCATTCGAGGAGAGATTCCCGTCTGCGAGGAGATCTCCTGCGAGATGAATAGGATCGACGCTCTTATCGCCGATCCGACTTACTACTACGATGACCTCGCAGTCGAAGGATTCATCTCCTACTGCGAGAATGAGCTGACCCTTTCCGATGGAGCCGACCTATACCTACTCGACAGCTTCAAGCTTTGGGCCGAACAGCTATTCGGGTGGTACTACTTCATAGATCGCGAGGTCTATGAGCCTTATGACGACGGCATTGGCGGACACTACGTCACCAAGACCGTCAAAAAGCGCCTGACAGTCAAGCAGTACTTGATCGTCGCTCGAGGCGCCGCTAAGTCTATGTACATGTCGCTCATCCAGAACTACTTCATGGTGATCGACACTACGACGACACATCAAATCGCCACAGCGCCGACGATGAAACAGGCAGAGGAAGTGATGGGTCCATTTAGGACCGCTATCACCCGAGCCAGGGGCCCGTTATATAAGTTCCTCACCGAGGGATCGCTTCAAAATACAACTGGCAACCGAGCTTTCCGTCAAAAGCTGGTGGCGACCAAAAAGGGAGTCGAGAACTTCCTAACCGGATCTCTCCTCGAGGTTCGCCCCATGTCCATCGACAAGCTGCAGGGTCTCAGACCTAAGGTTTGTACTGTTGATGAGTGGCTATCCGGTGATGTCCGAGAGGACGTCGTCGGTGCACTCGAACAGGGGGCGTCCAAGATCGACGACTTCGTCATCCTGGCGGTTTCGTCGGAGGGGACGATCCGAAATGCGGTAGGCGACACCATGAAAATGGAGTTGCTCAAAATCCTTAAGGGTGAATACCAAGCTCCACACATCTCCATATGGTATTATCGTCTAGACAAGATTGAGGAAGTGGCCGACCCCTCTATGTGGGTCAAAGCACAGCCCAATATCGGTATTACGGTCTCTTACGAACGGTATCAGCAGGATGTGGAGCGAATGGAACAGGCTCCGGCTGCTCGAAACGACATCTTAGCTAAGAGGTTCGGGATCCCTATGGAGGGATACACGTACTTCTTCACCTACGAGGAAACCAAGCCACACAGAAAAAATACGTTCTGGAACATGCAATGCGCTATGGGTGCAGACCTTTCCCAGGGCGACGACTTCTGTGCATTCACCTTCTTGTTCCCTCTCCGGAATCAAGCTTTCGGCGTAAAGACGTTGGCTTACATCTCGGAGTTAACCCTGATGAAGCTTCCAGGCGCTCTTCGAATGAAGTATGACGACTTCATTCAGGAAGGAACCCTCCGAGTCATGGATGGCACAGTTCTGGACATGATGGAAGTCTATGAGGATCTGGATCAGCACATTGCGGACCAGAAATACGATGTCTCTGCGTTTGGGTTCGACCCATACAATGCTAAAGAGTTCGTCACAAGGTGGGAGCAGGAGAACGGACCATACGGTGTCGAGAAGGTGATCCAGGGTGCTCGAACAGAGTCGGTCCCCCTGGGCGAGCTCAAAAAGCTTGCCGCCGAACGACTACTGATCTTTGATCAAGAACTGATGTCGTTTACGATGGGGAACTGTGTTACCCTCGAAGATACTAATGGAAACCGGAAGCTACTGAAGAAACGCTCGGAAGAGAAGATCGACTCGGTAGCGGCTCTAATGGATGCCTTCGTGGCATACAAGTTGAACAAGGAGGCATTCGAATGAGCGAGGAGGTGAAATGGGTTTCGGTGATAGACTAAGTCACGCATGGAACGCTTTTCGTGGATCTCCGGATAAAGCGGATTATACGCCACAGTATGGGATGCAGACTTTCGGAAATCCAAGTACCTACTACCGACCAGTAGCTGGCGATCAGACGATCGTTACCAGCATCTACAATCAGATTGCTATCGATGTTTCTAACGTACCTATTCGTCATGTCAAAGTGGACGATAACGGTAATCTGAAGAGCTATCATAATAGCGACCTCGACGATTGTCTTTCGCTCAGTGCTAACATCGATCAGACAGGACAGGGGTTCTTCCAGGATCTTGTCCTCACACTGTTTGAGGAGGGCGCCGTAGCGATCGTTCCCGTTGACACGAACGTGAGCCCCAACATGACGGCGGGGTGGGATGTTCGGTCCATGCGAGTCGGGCAGATACTCCAGTGGTTCCCGCGTCACGTTCGGGTGGAAGTCTACAATGACAACACTGGGCAACGTGAGCAGCTCACTCTACCTAAAGATTTCGTGGCAGTAGTGAACAATCCGCTCTACAGCGTGATGAATGCTCCGAATTCAACTCTTCAGCGGTTGACTCAGAAGCTTCATCTGCTGGACGCTATCGACAGACAGTCTGGCTCGGGCAAGCTCGACATCATTATCCAGCTTCCCTACGTCGTAAAGACTGAGTTGAAGAAGCAGCAGGCAGAAGCCCGCCGCAAAGCTATTGAGGATCAGCTCGCTGGTTCGCAGTACGGTATTGCATACACTGATGGTGCCGAGCGGATCACTCAACTCAACAGGCCTTCCGAGAACAATCTCATGAGTCAGATCCAATGGCTCACTACTCAGCTGTACAACCAGCTTGGTATGACTGAGGATGTATTCAACGGCAAGGCCGACGCTCGTCAGATGCTGAACTACCAGAACCGAACGGTTCGCCCAGTTCTAAAGGCTATCACGGATGCCATCACGAGGACGTTCCTCACCAAGACTGCTAGAACGCAGAACCAGCGAGTAATGGCAATCGAGGATCCATTCCTCAATGTCCCGCTGGAGGAGATGTCTTCGTTGGTTGACTCGGTCAAGCGGAACGAGATCGGTACCGCTAACGAGCTGCGACCTAAGTTCGGGTGGCCACAAGCCAAGGACGAGGCCGCAAACCAGTTGGTGAACTCCAACATCAATCCGGCAGGGGAGCAGATGGTTCCTGGTGAAGAGCCAGCTCCAGAGGTCCCCGCGTCGGAGACGCCAATTTCCGAACTGATGGAGAGTAGTCAAAATGGCAGTTAACTGCGACTTTTCCGGCTACGCCACGAAGAACGATGTTCGGTGCTCGGATAACAAGGTGATCCGGCACGGGGCATTCGCGGCGTATGACGGGAAGACCGTCCCCCTGGTGTGGCAGCACCAGCACAAGGACGTTACCAATGTCCTTGGTCATGCCGATCTGGAGGTTCGAGAGGACGGGGTGTACGCTTACGCACATCTCAACCACTCGGATGCCGGACGAACCGCTCGAGAGATGGTTCGCAACGGCGACGTCAAGGCTATGAGCATCTATGCCACCCATGTCAAGGCCCGAGGCAACGATGTTGTTCACGGCGAGCTTGTGGAAGTTAGCCTCGTTCTCCGAGGAGCTAACCCCGGGGCATACATCGACCAGGTTTCCATTCAGCATGGGGACGACGGCGATGAACTCGAGGCTGTTATGTATACGGATGCTCAGATCGACTTTGTCTCGCACACCGATGATGACGAGGCGGAGGACTCTGAGGTGGATGAGACGGAAGACGTCGAGCACGCCGAGGAGGACCCTGAGGACGAGGAGTCTGATGGGGATGGAGACGACCCCACTCTTGGGGAGATCTTCGACAGCATGACCGAGGAGCAGAAGACGGCGGTCTACGCCATCGTCGGACAGCTGGTTGATGCTGAGGATGAAGAGGCGGAGACTCCGGACGAGGACACCGCTCATTCCGACACTACTACTGAGGATACTATGGCTCACCAGAATGTGTTCGAGGGCTCCAAGACCGAGGAGCTCCCCACCCTGTCGCACGCCGCTGTCGAGCAGATCTTTGCCGACGCCAAGGCTTGCGGCTCGCTGAAGGACGCCGTTCTTGCTCACGCCGACCAGTACGGCATCAAGCAGATCGACACCCTCTTCCCCGACACCAAGAACCTGTGGAATACCCCGGAGTTCATTAAGAGGAAGACCGATTGGGTCTCCTCTGTCGTCGGTGCCGCCAAGCACTCGCCCTTCTCTCGAATCAAGACCCAGTTTGCGGACATCACCGCCGACGAGGCCCGAGCCAAGGGTTACATCAAGGGTAACAAGAAGAAGGACGAGGTCTTCACCCTTCTGAAGCGTGTCACCACGCCCACCACGATCTATAAGAAGCAGCGCCTCGACCGGGACGACATCCTGGACATCACTGACTTCGATGTCGTGTCCTGGATCCGCGGCGAGATGCGAATCATGATCGAGGAGGAGCTTGGTCGTGCTGTTCTGCTGGGCGATGGTCGAGAGGCCTCCAGCGACGACAAGATCAAGGAGGAGAACATCCGCCCGATCTTCAAGGAGGACCCGCTCTACGCTCCTCGCGTGATCCTGGCGAAGCAGACCTCCACGGAGGACATGCTCGACTCGATCGTCCGGGCTATGGACGACTACGAGGGCTCCGGCAACCCCACCTGGTTCGCCGCTCCTCAGACCGTCACCGAGATCCTCCTGCTCAAGGACAAGATGGGCCACCGCCTGTTCAACTCCATGAGCGACCTGGCCGACTACGTCGGCGTCTCCAAGATTGTCAAGGTTCCGCTGATGAAGAACCTGGTTCGTACCTCTACCAAGAACGGCAAGGTCGACGCGCTGGGTATCATCGTCAACATGACCGATTACACGATCGGTGCCGACAAGGGTGGCCAGCTGTTCGCGGCTGAGGACTTCGACATCAGCTTCAACCAGTACCACTACCTGCTGGAGACCCGTCTCTCCGGCGCTCTGACGAAGGTCAAGTCGGCCATCGTCGTCGAGCGCAAGCAGGAGGACGGTAACCCCGTCGCAGAGGACTGATCCTTGGCCAAATTCTTCGGAGAGATTGGTTTCGCAACTCAGGTAGAGACCTCACCGGGAATTTGGGAAGATCAGATCGTCGAGAAGCAGTACTACGGCGACGTATTCCGAGAGAGTCGTCGCTTCAGTACAACCGATCAGGTTCTGGATAAGATCAATCTTAGTAATCAGATTAGCATCTTGGCAGATGGATATGTTGTTGACAATATCCAGAACCTTCGGTACGTTCGCTGGCTGGGGGGACTTTGGAAGATCTCCTATGTGGAGCTGAAGTTCCCCCGGCTGGTGCTTGAGATGACGGGAGTGTATAATGGACCGACGCCTTGAGCTTCAGTCCTTACTGGAGAAGATCCTGGGTTCCAGGAATGTTTACTACCAGCCACTCCCGTCAATCAAGCTCCAGTACCCATGTATTGTGTATGAGCGAAACCCGGGTGAACCGATGTACGCCGACAATCTGAAGTACATCAAGGCGAATCGCTTCCAGGTGACGCTGATCGCTCGGAACCCAGAAGACCCGACTAGGGTCAAGATCGAGGACCTGCTGTTCAGTCGACACATGACCCGGCTAGTCCAAGAGAACCTCTACCATGACGTCTTTAACGTCTACTACTAGGAGAAGACATGGCTGCTCTTGTCTGGGACAAGACTGGCGAGCGTCGCATTGAGACCGGTGTTGACCACTGCGCTCTGTATGTGTATGACGCTGCGCAGAAGAAGTATGGCGTCGGTGTTGCTTGGAACGGTATCACCGCCGTCTCGGAGAAGCCCGAGGGCGCTGAGGCGACTGACCTCTACGCCGACAACATTCAGTACCTGACCCTGCTCTCTGCGGAGAAGTTGAAGGCCACGATCGAGGCCTACACCTATCCCGAGGAGTTCGAGCAGTGTGACGGATCCGCAACCCTGTCCAAGGGTGTGAAGATCGGTCAGCAGGAGCGTAAGACCTTCGGTCTGGTGTACCGCACCAAGATTGGTGACGACGTCGCCGGACAGGACAAGGGTTACAAGCTCCACATCGTCTACGGCTGCAAGGCCTCCCCTTCCGAGAAGGGGTACAAGACCGTTAACGACTCTCCCGAGGCGATCTCCTTCTCCTGGGATATCTCCACCACGGCCGTTAACGTGGCAGGCTTCAAGCCCACCTCGCTGCTGACCATCAACTCCCTCGAGGTCGACGCTGGTAAGCTGAAGACCCTGGAGGAGAAGCTGTTCGGTAAGGAGGGCGCTGGTCAGAGCGACCCGACGCTCCTTCTCCCGGACGAGATCAAGGCGCACTTCGCAGGCTGATAGACTACACCGGGGGCTCAGAGACCTAGACTCCTGGGCCCTCGGTGCCTGCAATGCTTATAGTTTCTATCCCGCCAGTCGACGCGTTCGATGAGTCGACAGAGTCGTTCGTCTCTTGGCCCGGTGGTACACTACATCTGGAGCACAACCTTCTTTCTCTGTCAAAATGGGAGTCAATCACCCACAAGCACTTAATCGGTAACGATGATGTGACTAGTGAAGAACTGAGGCTATACATCGAATGTATGGTTCAAGAAGAAGAGTTCGATCGATCGCTCCTGGACCGTATACCCCCTTCTGAGCTTCATCGGATCAACGAGTACATCGCAGATCCAATGACGGCTACCAGGATCACTACGAGTAAAAAGGGCGGCTCCGGCGAGTACACCTCGTCTGAGCTAATCTATTACTGGATGATCACGTGTCAGATTCCGTTTACTTGCGAGAACTGGCACATCAACCGGCTACTCACACTCATTCAAGTATGTAATGAGAAGAACCAGCCGAACAAGAAGATGAGCCAAAGCGAAATCATGGCTCGAAACAGGGAGCTGAATGCCCAGCGGCGTAAGGCTCTAGGAACAAGAGGTTAGAAATGGGAAAGCACTCCGAGATTCCTGACGAGGCATTCGCCCCGCAGGCCAATATCGGGACTGATCCGATGGAAGACAAAGGCATTCACGTGTCCCAGACTACCGAGGTGATGAAGTGAGCGTTGCATACGATGTTCTCGCACGAGCTGCCGCAAGGATCGGCTACTACGCCCCTGACGACCCTAATCCCGGATCGGAAGCCGGGCGATACTGGGCTGCTCGAACTGGACAGCAGTGGCTTGCTGGACCGTCCGACTCTGTGTGGTGGTGTATGCTGTTCGTCAGCATGTGCCTTGATGAGTGTGGACAGATCGACGCAATCGGAGGCTTCTCCTTCAACACGGATTACACAGTCAACAAGGTACGCCAGCATCCCGAAGCTTACTTCGTTTCGGTTTATGATGCCGAGCCCGGCGATGTCCTGATCTTCAACTGGGACGGCGGAGGTACGGACCACGTCGGCTTCGTCGAGCGGAATCTTGGTGGTGGTACGTTGCAAACCATCGAGGGCAACACCTCGTCTGGAAGCTACGGCTCCCAGTCTGCGGGTAACGGTGTATGGCGCCGAGTTCGCAACCACTCGATCGCCTATGTGATCCGCCCAGCTTACTCAGACTCGTCTTCTGGTGGGGGTACTACCGAGAGCGGTTACGCCGATATCACCGCGCTTCAGCGGGCCGTTCGAGCCGAGGCTGATAATGTCGCAGGACCCGATACTCGGGCTCGCTGCTACTCCGTGGCTGCAGCATCGAACTGGGGCGGAGGAACCTTCCCGTTCGGCGTGGCCTTCACTCAGATGGTTGTAGGTACGGAAGCCGATGGTATCTGGGGAGATGCTTCCGAGGAGGCTCACGACGCAACTGTCGAAGCCATGCAGGCCGCTGTCGGCGCAGAGGTCGATGGAGTCTGGGGGCCCGATACTAACGCTCGAGTCAACTCCTACCTCGACCGAGCCGAGCAACCGTAAGGAGTCAAAATGGCAGTGCCATACTGTTATCTGAAGGGTAAGATCCCTGGTGGAGAAAACGGCCAGGCCACCCTTCGAGTGATCCCCGATGTCAAGGGCGCTCTCGGAACCGTCGATGGCGTACAAGTCCCCATGCGGGAAGTCTCGGTCCGAACCGATACCAGCGGCAATGTCAACGTCGCGGTGTTGGCTCCGGGCGAAGGCGTTACGCCTGCCGGATCCTGGACCCACACGCTGATTATCGATTCTCAGAAGTTCGACGTAATCAAGCACGTCGGTCTCGTCCAGGGCGCAACGATCGATCCCGTTAACGAGACACCGACAGCCATCGTCGTTCCCGAAGTGTCTGGTGGAGGAGGTGGGGCTGGTACCCCCGGTCCTCCCGGTGCTAGAGGACCTCAGGGTCCTCCCGGAAACCCTGGACCGCCCGGAAACCCTGGTCAAAAGGGTCCAGCTGGACCTCCTGGGCCTCCTGGGCCTCCCGGAGAAAGGGGTCCCGCCGGACAGGATGCAGTGACTCCTCAGCTGGAGAATTACCTCCGCAAAGATGATGCTCAGCGAGCATACGGAACCAAGGCGGAAGTCGCGGCTGCAGCTAAGGCGCAGACTCCGTTCCGAAATGGCGATCGGTACTACTCTCCTGTAACGTACTACTGGCCGGACTATTACCAGGATGGAAAGCCTGGGCAGCACTCCAAGTGGGCTCAGACTCTGAAGTTCCGCGACGAGCTCGGCTTCGTGATCATGAACCGCAACAGCGGCGACTGGGAAGCCTACGAGAAGGACTTCAAGAAGCAGGCTGAGCTTGCACTGGGTGCCGGAGCCAAACGGATTATCTTCTACGTGAAGACGCAGTATGGTGCCGCCAGCCTCGGTCACGATGATCCTGGTCGTGCGGGAATTCCGAATCCTGATCGGTACACCCACGAGTACATCAAGGAACACATCAAGCGAGCTAAGCAGTGGTACGGCGATGTCGTTCAGGGCGTATTCCTCGACGAGGTAATCAACGGTTGGGGCACGTCAGCAAACCGCGTCAAGTGGTACGAGACCCTGATTAACGATCTCCGAACAGAGTATGGGCCGGCATTCCAGATCGTCATCAATACCGGAGCCAACATCTCCGAGGCGATGTGCAAGCTGGACTTCGATGTCTGTATGATGTTCGAGGGGACCGCTCAGAAGTGGTTGACCGACGACCCGCAGAATCCGATCCTTCCGGCACATATGTCCGAGTACCCTAGTACTCGCTGGTGGGCCGTGATTCACACCACTACCGAGGCCAACTACCGAGAGGTCTTCGCCAAGGCCGACAAGCTGCCTATCAGCCACCTCTATATCACCGACGGAGTCCTCGTTGAGGATCCGAACCATGGTGGGCAGTGGGAGCCGGTCGGAAACCCCTACGCCAATCCTCCTGGCGAAAAGCTTCGAGAGCTCGTCATTCCGTGGATCAAGGGCTTCCTCGAGATCAAGCTCGATGTCGATCGGCTCAAGGCCAATACGGGTCCGGCCGGGGCTACAGTTCTCGTCCTCGGTAAGGATGAGGCTGTACCGCCGGGAACCAAGAGCGGGACCGTCATCGTGAGGCGAAATGTCTAGCATCTTCAGATGGAAAGATCGGTGGTGGTCTAGTTCTGGACTTGTAGACTGGGGGACTAATGACGCGATTGTTAGTCCTGGTGGAGGATTCGGTCCATGGGGCATCGACAATAAACCGATCGGGACCGGCAAGTGGACTTTCGAGATCACTTACACCGCCACACAGGATACCTCGGTAAACATCTTCCACACCAAGTTCCCAGAGGAACATAAAGACACCGGAAGTAGTTCCGTCTTTGTCACGAAGGTGGAGCTGCTCGCCGGGTCTAGGACGGTTAAAGCCGAGAATGTCTTTCTTGATGGATCGGTTCCGTTCTGGGCACCATACTTTGCTATCCCGAATGACTCCAAGTCGGCGACATTCCACAACATCGAGGTGTTTAAGACTCCCGCGGTTAATCCTGGAGCGCATCTCGGCGGAATCTACGTCGTAGGGAACTATCCAGATCAGGCGAATGGCGGCGCGGGGAATCCTCTTTCGCTAGAATCGAAGGTCGGAGATCTCGCGGTTCTTGTTGTGGCGTCCCAGTTCGGGAACACTTCGGCCAAACCTCCCGCCGGATGGAACGGATTGTCTAATCCCAACATCGGTGGTAGATCCGGTTACATCGCGTCAAAATGGGTAGCAGATCCCTCTGATACTCAGAATGTTATCTGGACAGGGAAGACGCAGTCCACTGCTCGAGAACGAGCCGTGATGATTCTCCTCCGGAATGTCGAAGACGCAAAACTGATTCCTTGGTCGACGACTAAGCCTGAGATAACGAAGCCTACGCTTCTATTCATCCAGTCTCACGGTGCGGCCAAGAACAAGGAACCAAACTGGCCCAAGTCGACAATTCGCTCCGGAGGATCCTCGGATAACGCATCCTGGTCGATGATCCGTGGTGCACTGGTAACTGAGGCTCCGGAGTTTGTGGTTGGTGACTTGATCTCTGGTTACGCCGGAGTGGAGCTCACTCCTAAATCCGGGAACACTGAGCCCACGGTCGAGATCCACCCATCAGCCAAGGGTTTGGTTCGAGTCCTTGAGACGGATCGGTCCGAGACTCCCGCTACAATGAGTGAGATGCCCTTCGGATACGACAACATCGTCAAGATGATCCGTAACCGAGGGTATATCATCGCTCACCGAGGCGGATCTACCAGTTGGCCCGAGTCCTCTATGAAGGCTTACACCAACGCGGTAGCGAGGGGTGCTGGGGCTCTTGAGGTTTCTTGTCAGAAAACCAAGGACGGCATCTGGTTCCTGAACCACGACAGAAAGCTTACGAGGGTCGACCCTTCGGCCCCTGATACTCCTGTCACGGAGATGACCTGGGCCGACATCCAGAAGTACAAGACCCAGGGCGAACCCTTCATGAAGGTCGAGGACTACTTCGAGGCATATGGATCGAGCCACATCACGGTCCTAGACCCGAAGTACTCTGCCGCTCAGTGGTCTGATTTGCTTAGGTTCCTACCGAAGGATGCCAAGGATCGGGTAATCTGGAAGTTCTCAATTGACGCCACGTGGTTGGCCACTCAGTGGAAGAACGACGGATGGATGTGCTGGGGATACGCCTATGAGGACCACGTCATCGGCGGCCAGATCAATGGCTGGCACGGGCCTTGGACCTTCTTGGGTATGTCCTACGACGCCCAGAAGACAACCTGGGACAAGATTCTTACCCTGGGTAAGCCCGTATGGGCCCATATCTGCCACAACAAGGCGGCCTACGACCGAGGTATCGCTAATGGCGCCGCAGGCTGTATGGTCTCGGGTATAGCAGACCTCTTCCCGACACAGAAAGTCTAGGAGAAACACATGATCACTTTCGAGAGCCAGGGCGATTGGCGCCCCACAAGAAACTGGATGGCGCGAATGGCTAAACTGGATCTCGCACTGATCATGAACCAGTTCGGCAAGGAGGGGGTGGAGGCGTTAAGTCGCGCCACTCCCTCCTCGTCGGGCCAGACGGCCGGATCATGGAACTATCAAGTCAAGCGAACCGGTAACAGCTGGCGAATCGACTGGACTAACTCGCACGTCAACAAGGGCGTGAACATCGCCGTGATTCTTCAGTACGGACACGGCACCCGAAACGGCGGATACGTCGTCGGGCGAGACTACATCAATCCTGCAATCAAGCCTGTCTTCGATAAGATTGCAAAACAGGCCTGGAAGGAGGTCACTAGGTAATTGGCGACCATTGACGAGCGGGTAGTCTCGCTCAAACTTAATAACAAGCAGTTCGTCAACGCCATCAGCGAGTCGGCTTCCAGCATGGACAAGCTTAAGAACTCGCTCAACAATGTCGGCGGCGCTACAGGCGGACTATCAAGACTTTCCGAGATTGCTCGAAACACCACATTCGGCGATCTCGCAAACAAGGCTCTAGAAGTCGGTCGAAATCTGACCGTTTCCCAGGGTCTAGGAATCGCCGCATTCGGAGGAATCGCTGGTGCGGCTCTATCGGCAGGATCCCAGATCGTCTCGGGGTTCTTCAACGTCATGAAGGACGGCTTCGCCGAGTATGAGACTCAGATCAACTCGGTTCAGACTATTCTCGCCAACACGGCTCAAAATGGCACCACGCTGACCCAGGTTAACCAGGCTCTCGATGAGCTGAACGCCTACGCCGACAAGACCATCTACAACTTCACCGAGATGACCAACTCCATTGGTACATTCACGGTGGCGGGTATTGGTCTTGAGGATGCTACTGCGGCAGTCAAGGGCTTCTCAAACATGGCGGCCCTGTCTGGAGCCAATGCCACGGCTGCAGCTGGAGCCACTAGGCAGCTCGCTCAGGCCATGAGCTCTGGAGTGGTTAAGCTTCAAGACTGGATGTCTATCGAGAACGCCGGTATCGGTGGTAAGCAGTTCCAGGAAGCGATCATGACCACCGCCAGGATGCACGGCATCGCGGTGGATGACATGGTCGCTAAGAACGGCTCCTTCCGACTCTCCCTTCAGGAAGGTTGGCTCTCGGCAGAAATCATGACCGAGACCCTGAAGGCTCTCACCGGTGACCTTTCCGAGGAACAGCTCAAGCAGATGGGCTATTCTGAGGAACAAGCCGCACAGATGAAGCGACTGGCTCAGGCTGGTCTCGATTCGGCGACCCAGATCCGAACCTTTACGCAGATGATCGGCACCTGGGGCGAGGCACTCGGTTCGGGATGGGCCAAGACCTGGCAGATCATCCTCGGCGACTTCGGAGAGGCCCAGGCATTATTCACCGCAGTGGGTAACTGGGTCGGCGATCTCATTAACGATATGAGTGACGCTCGGAACAGCTTCCTCGAGATGTGGGCCGCAGCCGGAGGCCGAGAGGATCTCCTCCGCGGTCTTAAGAACATCTTCTTCTCGATCTTCAAGATCGTTGGACAAATCGGTACGGCATTCAACAAGGTATTCGGCGGGGCAAGCGGGGAAGGGCTGGCTAGGCTGACTAAGGCCTTTGCCGACTTCACCGAGAAGCTGATCATCACTGACAATTTCGCCGATAAGCTGGAGTGGACGTTCACCGGTCTATTCTCGGTATTCCACATCTTCTGGACAATCATCTCCGAGGTCGGCCAGGTAATCCTCACCGTGGCTGGACACATCATCGGGGCGTTCTTCCCAGTTGTAACGGGGATGAATTCCGGCTTGTTCCAGATTACGAAGGTCATAGGTAAGGTAGTCTACGCTTTCGACCAGTGGTTCACTAAACTCGACATTGGTGGAAAGGCGCTAAAGCTCCTGCTCCCACCGATCGATCTGCTCGGAAAAGTAATCTCCTGGGTTGTCGAGAAGATCCATGACTTCTTCATCTGGCTGAACATCGGTGGTAGGGTTAGTGCTGCAGCGGCCGCTGTTGGCGGTCTGTCTGGAGCACTCGGAAGGCTAATGACCTCCCTCAAGGCATCTCCCGCATTCCAGGCCTTTAGTAACGCTATCGGGAAGATCAAGTACTCCCTTACCGAGGTTAAGGAGACGATCCAGGACTTCGGCGATAAGATCGGAGCCAAGCTTGCATCGAAGATGAGTTCTGCAAAGGACGCTATTAGTCAGTTCTTTGCGGGATTCAATGTTGATGGTCTTACCGGGTTCGAGGCCGTAGTCGCTGGCGTCTCCCACAAGCTTGAGGAGTTCGCGACCAAGTTCGATATCGCCGGTAAGGCGGAATGGTTGGCTCAGAAGCTTCAAGACCTGTCTGCCGCAATTGGTGAACTCGTTGAGAAGATCAAGAACTCTGCAGTATGGGATTCTTTTGAGAAGGGAATGGGTAATGTCGGTGATAAGGCCAAGGATCTCGCCTACTCCTTCCGAGACTGGATCAACGGTCAGAGCGAGGTAGTCGATAAGGCCAAGGAGACCGGCTCTGCGGTCAAGGACATGGGTACGTCGACTGCAGCGGCAGTAGCCGAGACGGGTAAGGCTGCAAAGCAGAACTTCCTGTCAAAATGGTTGGATGATGTGAAGCGTATTGCTGAGCAGCTCCACCTTCCCGAGCTGTTCAACACGATCAAGCAGAAGCTTATCGACTTCAAGAACTTCTTCACTCAGACCCTTGGTCCAGCCATCAAGAACGGGGCCTCGAAGGCGTTCGGTGCCATTGGCGAAGCCCTCGGTAAGGCGAACGAGAACCTAAAGTCCTATGATATGGGGAAGATTCTTGTCACCGCTATCGGTGGCGGATTCCTCATTGCCATGGTTCGGTGGGTTAACTCGTTCAAGAAGAACTTCGACAAGATCGGAAACCTTGCCGACACCTTTGGGGAGACGCTTACTAAGCTTGGGGACGTTCTATCGGCCTTCGAGTCGAAGATCAAAGCCGAAGCTCTGTTGACAATCGCAGCGGCCCTGGGAATTCTCGCCTTGGCGCTGATTGTGATGTCGTTCGTACCCGCTCCGAAACTTCTAATCGTTCTTGGCGCGCTCAAGGTTCTGTTCGACATGCTGACGAATACCCTCGAGGACCTCACCAAGCTGTCGGCGTTCAAGAAGGATATGCCAGTAATCATGGCGCTCCTCGTGACATTCGGTATTGCCCTCCTCCTGATCGCCGGAGCAGTTCGAATGCTTGGGTCTATGAACGCTGCGGACGCCATCCAGGGTATCATCGCGCTCAAGTTCATGCTGGACTACCTCAAGGAGTTCATGACCAAGGCCACTGAGATGGAAGGGTCCGAGGGCGCCGCGGCGATCCTAATGGGCCTAGCAGTAGCCTGTGTGATCCTATCAGTAGCCGTATACATGCTTGGATCGATGGACACCGGTAAGGCCATCCAAGGTATCATTGCGCTGGGTGCGATCATTGCCATTCTGTCGGGTTTCATGTACGTAGTATCGAAGAATCCCTTCATGGCTAAGGGTGCCGGGATCCTAATGGGTCTCGCCGTGTCTTGTACTATCCTGGTAGCGGCAATATGGCTTCTGGGGACGATGGATACTGGAAAGCTCATCCAAGGTGTTCTTGCGATCGGCGTGATCATCGGCATCCTTGCTGTGGCAACCAACGTCGCAGGACGTGGGGGTGGACGCGGAGCCGGGGCGATTCTAGCCATGTCGGTGGCCGTGGTTGCTCTCGTGGCTGCGGTGGCAATTCTGGGGAATATGGATATCGCCACCCTCGCCAAGGGGTTGATTGCATTAGCTATTGGTCTCGGCATTCTTGTTCTAGCAATGGCTGGAGCGAGTAAATTCCTAGAGGGAGCCGTTGCACTTGCGCTATTGGCGGCAGCAATAATCCCCTTTGCCGGAGCAATCAAAATGCTTAGCGGTCTATCATGGACCGAACTGGCTATTGGTCTCATTGCTCTCGCCGGTGGACTAGCCATCTTGCTGGTTGCAGGAGCGGTTGCTGAAGCTGTCGCACCCGGACTGATTGTCCTAACGGTGACTCTAGCCGCACTAGGCCTAGCTCTATTGCCGATCTCGATCTCGCTGGCGGCTTTCGCCGTTGTCCTGGGTCTGTGTGCTACCGTCGGAGCTGCAGCATTCGTGGTGCTAGCAGAAGGTATCAAGATGCTTGGGGCAGTTCTGCCTCAGCTGGCAGTAGACCTGGCAAACGCACTTGCCTCGTTCATCATCACTCTTGGCCAGCAGGCTCCAGCCATCGGCGTGGCTATGGCTGCGCTTCTTGGCGCTGTGATTTACGCCATTACGGCGAATATCCCTGGTGTGGTGAACGCGCTGTTCGTCCTCATCCAGGCAATGCTCACCGAGTTGGACAACCATGCCTATGAGTTCGGACAGAAGGCTGCAGATGCTCTCGCCAAGTTTATTGAGGGTGTCTCGAGCAAGCTCCCGGACATTATCAGCGCCGGTACAGATCTGATTGTCAACTTCATCAATGGTATCGGAAACGCTATCCCGAGAATCCTCGATGCGGCGGCAAACATGATCCTGAAGTTTCTTGAGGGTATCGCTAACACGATCCGTAAGTACTCGGCAAGCTTCCGCCGGGCAGGTATCAACATCGCTACCGCCATCATTGATGGTGTGACCGGCGGTCTGGCCTCCAAGGCTTGGCAGATCGGTGAGAAGTTGGTCAACGCTTCGAAGAACGCCTACAGCCGAGTTAAGAGCTACTTCGGAATTCACTCGCCTTCGAGGCTCATGCGCCAGCTCGGTCACTACATTGGTGATGGTATGGCTCTTGGTCTGTCCGACTCCGAGGAGAAGGTTGGGGCTGCCGGAGAGAGCCTTGCTAGCGGTGCTTACGATGCCATGAAGGCTCCTCTGGACAAGATCAACGACATCATCTCCGAGGACCCGTCATACTCTCCCGAGATCAAGCCAGTTCTTAACCTCGAGGAGATGCAGAAGCAGGCAGAGGGTATTGGTAATGTACTTCCGGCACTGAGCGGTACCTACAATGCCTCGGTTAGTGCTCGACCTTACGAGCGACTTTCCGACTCCGAGAAGTCTTCTCTCACCAGTCAAAATGGTGGTTTCAACATCACCTTCAACCAGACGAACAACTCGCCAGAGGCCCTGGATGCGGCGACGATATACCGTCAGACCCGCAACCAGCTGGCACAAGCAAAGGACCAGTTGTCACTATGATTCACCAGATCGTGGCTACGAATAGCCTCGGGGAAAAGCTTGACTTGGATCTGTTTAACCCGTGGGATTCGGGCGTCGCGGTCAAGGAAGTCACCGGCATTGGCCCCGTCAAGTCAGAGATCTCATACGAGAAGTTCGCCTTGATCGATGGAGGACTCTTCAAGGGGGTCAAGGTCGGGACCAGGAATACTGTTCTCACCTTGATCCCCATTGGGGAGGATATCGAGATGGTCCGACAGCACGTCTACGAGGTATTCCCTGTCGCAGAGAAGATCGACCTCCAGATCCGAACCGAGCTGAAGATCGCCCACCTCGACTTCTACGTCGAGTCCGTCGAGCCGAACATCTTCTCGGAGAACCAGGAGATTCAGATCTCACTTATCGCGATGAACCCGTTCTGGCGGTCTTCCGCCACCCAGACCGAGCATGTCGTTCGGTTCAATGGCGCGGACCCGATGTTCGAGTTCCCGGAGTACTCTCCTGCTCAGCCGAATGGTCGACTCATCTTCGGCGACGAGCGGTACGATCACCTTCGTACAATTCGCTACAACGGAGACGCCCCTACAGGGGTTATCATCACCTTCTCGTTCCGTTCGACGGTCACTCGACTGTCGATCGACAACCGGACCACTGGAGAGGGAATGTCCTTCGCCAAGGCCGGTATGTTCTACCCGGACGAGCAGCTTGTGGTGGATACTCGAGATGGGTATAAATCGATCGTCCACAGAGCAAGGGGTAAGGAATCATACGTTGCCGGACTAATCACTGCCGAGTCCCGATGGCTTCGGCTTTACCGAGGAGACAATGTCTTCTCCCTCGAGTTCGACGCCGATCCTGCGGCTGTCGATACTACTATTGAGTTCGAGACACTCTATAGGGGACTTTAAGGATGCACTTGTTTGAGACAGGCCCTGGGAGGGCCGATGACTGGGTCGAGGTAACCACCTTTCACTCGTTGAACTGGACTGAGCGGGCATACGACTACGGCGAGTTCGAGCTCATCGTGTTCAGCCACAGCGCTACTTCACCAGTCAGTGTGTGGAACTACCTTGTACGAGACGATACCTCGACTGTGATGGTGGTCGAAACCGTTTCTACCAAGCAGGAGGGTAAGACTGCCTACCGGCATAAGATCACCGGGCGATCCCTCGAGTCGATGTACGACTGGCGCGTTACCAAGCACCGTCACATGATTCAGCCGGACTCGAACGGTATGTTTCGTGCGCAGACAATGGCTGAGAAGCTGGCTCACGACAACTTCGGGCACTCAGCTGAGGCGTCTCGAAGGATTGACCGGTTCAACTTCTATCGGAATGAGGCAGTCTCAGACTTTGCTTTCGTGAACGATACCGGTCGAACCTGGCAGGACAACAAATGGGTCACCTATGACCGCTGTCCAGTCGGAGAGATCATGCGTGACGTTCTGAGTGCAGCCAAGCCAAACGGGTACAAGCTGTTCTGGCAGGTCGAGTGGGACAAGACGGATGCGTACCGAACTTTCATTCGCGCCCCGAGAAAGGTTGAGACCGTCGTCCTCGCCGAGGATAACGACAACTTCACCGAGTTTGAGGCGATCAAGTCTAACGTGGACCAGAAGTCCGTCATCTACGAGATCTTCGACACGGGTGACTTCGACTATGCTTGGCCCGCTAACAACACCACCCAGACGATCGAGCATATTCTCCGATCCGAGGAGAATATCTATCGTCGAGAGGTTATCTGGGACAACACTAGCATCCACAAACCCTATGCGGTCGAGGACTGGAACCGTCTCAGTAATGAGCAGAAAAACATGATCAATAAGCTCTCGGCCGGGTTCTTCCCCTTCTGGGCGCTGGACCACATGTTCCCAAAGTACACCCCTCTCGAGATGTTCTCGGGGCGGATCCAGAACCTCAGCGGCGTCGAGTACCGCAAGGGGTTCCGAATCGGAGACGTATTTGAGTACGTTCCGTTCTCATACAAGGAATCAAAGAACGAGATCAAGAGGAATACGGTTCGAGAGGTCCAGCTCACAGAGATGACAGAGTCTTGGGGTCCTGGTGGATTCGCTCAAACGCCAGTCATCTCCGTCTCGTCTCGAAACAAGTGGAATGGTGCCGGATTCACCCTCGGGTTCACTCGTAATGACCCGGGCAGCGTCATCGTCCCTCGGGATAAGGAGAAGTAATGCCTATTGTAAGTGGATTTTACAACTCGGTAAACGGGGACCGAAAGTACGACTCGGAGCAGTTCGGGTCGCTGTTCAAGGGCGTCTTCAACGAAGGCGTCTTCCCCAATGTCGGCCAGCTCTTCCGAGTGAAGGCTGTCGGCGAGGGGATGAAGGTCGAGGTCGGTACTGGCCGAGCATGGCTGTTCGACCACTGGGTCGAGAACACTGGGCCGGAGACGCTGACCGTTGATGCCGCCTATAGCAGCTCGGACCGCAAGGACTACATCTGTATTGTGGTCGACGTGTCCACGGCTGTTCGCGGTGCAAAGCTCATCTGCGCCAAGACCTCAGGCAATGCTCCTGGACAGCTCAACCCTGAGCTGCAGGATACAGCCAACAAGAAGGTCTATAAGATCGCGGAGATCAACGTCCCCCGAGGAATCACTCGTATCGGCCAGGAGCACATCAAGTCCCTGGTCGGTACGCAGCTTCCTTACATCGCAGGAGTGGCTGAGCACATCAGCCTGAATGCGCTGTCAGACCGACTCGAGGCGGAGTTCAACAGCTGGTTCCGAGACGTTCGCGACGCTCTTGCTCAGGCTGGTGGAAACAACGCTGCAGACGTGGCCAACCTCAAGACTCAGTTCGCGGACATCCGTCGGGAGTTCCGATCGGTAAACGAGAACGTCAACTCGCTTTCTCGAAATGTCTCGACGTGGCACAACCGCCTTGAGAACCGGAACACGTTCTTCGACCTGCTGGATACCACTAACGGGGGCACCCACAACTCCATCTATCGAGGTGACCATCTCGGCTCCTCGGTGAATGCCGAACAGCGGAAGAACATCAACAACGGAACCTTCAAGGGCATGTGGCTCGGTGACTACTGGCAGTTCGCCGGAGTGACTTGGCGAATCGTGGCCTTCGACTACTTCCGAGGCATGGGACCCCAGCCATGGGACCGGGCTCACATTGTCGTCGTACCGGACCAGAGCCTCTATGGGGCGAAGTGGGACGAGAACTCCGATACGACAAAGGGTTACGCCGGATCCACGCTGAATAAGCAGGACATCGGTACTGCGGTAAACCGCGGTGCTCAGATGTTCGGCGGTAACCTCAACTCGCCTTGGCACCGATTCACAACTAAGATTGACGACGGTATCGTTGCCGAACTCGGTTGGTTCGGCGAGCCCAAGGCCGCAATCATGAATGAGGAAATGATCTTCGGTCGAAACCAGCAGGGTTACGCCCAGTCCACTCACCGAAGGACTGACTTCTCGTTCATGGCTCAGGGACAGTTCCCGGCATTTCACATGAACGCCAAGCTCATCACCGTACCCCAGTACCCGTACTGGATCCAAGATGTTGCCAATGCAACGATGGCTTGGTGCGTGGACAAGTCGGGCATTTCGCTCCTTACACCCGCAAACTACGAGCGAGGAATCCGCCCTTACTACGTAGTGACCGCATAAGGAAGACATGCAGCACTTCGGTTTCAATCCCGCACTAGACATACTGATTGCGGTCGTGTTGTCGCTGTTCGGATCCACCGGATTCTGGGTATACATCCAGAAACGTCAGGACCGGAAATCTGCCAACACAAGATTGCTGCTGGGGATGGCGCATGATCGAATTGTGTACGTCGGCAAGACGTACATTCACCGGGGCTTCTTGACCCTCGACGAGTACGAGGACTTCATGAAGTACCTCTACGAGCCATACGCCGAGTTCGGTGGAAATGGTCTCGCCGAGAGGATCGTTGAAGAGGTCAAGAGGCTCCCGGTGGTCCCCTCATCCCGTCCCACAGCAAGGAAGAAGTCAGATGACAGGTAAACACCTCAAGGAGAACCAGATGAAGAACAGTTCCTACGACATCCTCAAGTGGATCGCCCTGGTTGCCCTTCCGGCCACCTCTGCACTCTATGTCACCCTCGCCGCGCTCTGGCACCTGCCCAACCCCACCGAGGTCGCTGGTACCATCGCCGCGGTCGACACATTCCTGGGCGTTCTTCTCGGCGTCTCCTCCGCCAAGTACACGGGTAACACCACCTCAGGGACTCTCCATGTCTCGGAGAACCAGGACATCCACGCTGCTTTCGAGCAGCCCGTCGCCGAGATGCTCCGCAACGGCAAGGTGACCATGGACGTCAAGCAGGTCTAAGCGAGAAAAACCTGCAATATAGTGAACCCTAGAAAGGAGACACACCATGAAGACCGATCTCGTCATGGACACCATCAACGCCGCTCTCAAAGAAGCGGAACTCCACGATCCCTCATCTGAGGAGTACACCACGATCGCTCGGAACGTTGAGACCCTTGCTAAAGCCAAAGCCCTTGGTGACAGCAAGAAGCTCAGCCCCGATGCGATGCTTGGCGCCGCTACCTCAATCCTCGGGATTGTCGCAGTTCTGCAGTATGAGCGACTTGCCGTGGTATCGTCCAAGGCATTCGGACTCATCATGAAGGTTAAACCCTTCTGAGATTCGTCAGGCCCCCTGTGCTATACGCATGGGGGGCTTGGCTTATCTTTTTTTCGCAAGAAAAACGCCGGTTATAATGAAACCCAGACCACTAGAAAGGACTAGTATCATGGACCAGTTCAACGCCGCAAACGCTCAGGCTATGCTCGACTTCCTTGACGAAGTTTCAGCTACCGACCTGACGATTGAGGAATACTGCTCCCAGTACCTCCGCATCCCAGTGCTCCTCTGAGTAAAAAAGACTAAACGCCAAATTTTCCCGGCGTTTAGTTTTTCGTCACATTAGTAACATGCGTCGCAAAATTAACACGGTGTATATTGAAGACCCTTAGAAAGGAACCACAATGACCGCCGTTCTCTTTGTTGCCGTCCCCGTTCTCGCCGTCCTCGCCCTCCTGGCGATCGGAGAGATCTTCGGCAAGAAGAAGACCTGGAACTTCTGATCCTACTAACCTCACAGCCAAAGATCCCGCCATGGGATCTAGGCTTATCTTTTTTTCGCAGGAAAAACTCACTGTATATTGAAAACCCTGCTCTGAAAGGACACACCATGACCACAGCCGCTATCATCACGATCGTCATCCTCTCCCTGCTCCTTGCCGCAGCTATCGTTGCTACTCTTATGTTCGTCTACATCGCCTACCTCATGACCGAGGAGCGAGACGAGTACAAGAAGAAGTATGAAGCCCAGCTCGGTAAGAACATCGAGACCGATGCCGAGAAGATTATCGACGACCTCCTGGCCGTGTATCGAGCCTCCAGTAAGTGACTCACTCCTATATCCCGAACCTGGGATATAGGCTTTTTCGCGACGAATTCTTTTTTTATATTGAAGACCTAAGAAAGGAAAGACTATGCTATACCTAGCTCTCGCCATCACAACCATTCTGGCCATCATCTTCGCTATTGCTCACGAAGAGCAGAAACTTAAGACCGACAAGTATCGTCGGCTTGCGATTCGACTCAAAAAGGAGAATGACGCGCTGAAGGATGATCCGACTATGCGTGAATTCGAGCGTCTAGCTATGAAGTGCTTTTCCAAGTGACTTCTGAGCCATACCCCTACCAAGGGGTATAGGCTTTCGCAAGAAAAACCAACCCTATATTGAAGATCCCCTTACTCGAAAGGAAACCACCATGGACACCAACGACACCACCGTCGAGACCACCGACCCCGTTGTCGAGTTCAAGTTCCACAAGGAGAATCTCGTTCCCGCTATCAAGCGCAACAGCAAGAAGCTGATTGCCGGAGCTGCTATCTTTGCAGCCTCTGCCGCACTCACCTTTATGGCCGTTCGCTCGGTACCCGAGATCGAGGCTCCTGAGGAGCTTGAGCACGATGACCTCGATGAGCTCGATTCCGTCGAGTCCGACGACTCCAACGACTGATCTCACACCTATAACCCGAACATGGGTTATAGGCTTTTTTTTTGAAAGGAGCAACATGATCAAGCTACTCGACCTCGCGGCGATTATTTTCTTCGGATTACTTGCCTGGCTTATCTGGGACAAGACCGCTGGTTCGCCTCTGTCTGAACGCGTCTTCTTCACCGCTACCATAGGTCTCGTTGGGATCGGGGCGACAATACTTTTTCACCAGTATATTGAGGATGGGCTATGAGCACCGACGAAGTCGCACTCTACACCATATTGTTCGTCTTCTTCCTGATTGCCGCGGGTATGTTCGCTGCGATCACAATTCTCCTGAGTCCGCCAGTCATTATCTTGATCTCACTATTAATCGGATTCGGAACTAGTCTCGTATCGGCGTTTATGATTCTCCTGATTCTGACATCTAAGTGATCCGCGATAAAAACGAGGAGTATATTGAAACCCCTCCGTTTGAAAGGACACACTCATGATCCGCTTCGCCGTTACTGCTATCCGGAACCTGCTCCTCATCCTCGGAATTGTTCTCGCATCCTGCTTTATTGGACGCGGTGCAAATTCCCGGATGAAGCACGTTATCGGTCTGCAGCAGCGTTACGTTGCACGACGTGACCGCCGACTCAACCGCTGGTAACAACCAACCTATAACCCGAACATGGGTTATAGGCTTTTTTTGCCTGACAAGAAAGGAGACACACATGCTGAAAGTCCTACTCGGACCCAGTTGTTCAGGCAAGTCCACCTATCAGAAGAAGCTGGAGAGAGACCATGGATTCCACGCAGTTCGAACCGCCACGACACGCCCTCGACGTATGGGAGAAGACCTTTCTGCCTACTACTTCCTCAAGGATAACGCGTTTGCCGAATGGGAATCTAGCAAGGACCTTATCTGTACGGAGGTGTTTAGAGGATGGCGATATGGAGTCCCTCGAGAAGAGCTTGAACGAAATTCAAAGACTCCAGACCGAGTGGTTATCCTCACAGTGGGAGGAGTCCTTGAGCTCCTTGCCGATCACTCAGACATCGTCGTCGGAGATGCCCTCTCAATCCTCTACTTCGGCGTCGACGGAGCAACTGCAGAAGCTCGAGCCTGTAAGCGTGGAGACTCCCGACGAGAGTACCTCCGTCGAATGGCTGCGGACTCGATTGACTTCCGACACTTCCCGCACCGAAACGGGGTCTGGGAGTTCGAACCGGGTTACATCCTGGATTGTATCAACAATAAAGAGAGTTGGAAGCTCTCTCCGAGGCTCAAGGAAGTAGAAGGAGGACTCAAGTGTCTGTGATCTGGTGGACTGTCTATATTCTCGGCGCCCTGACCATTCTCATCTTATGGATTAACCTGATGGGGCTTCTCGGTCGCTTTCTCAAGGCTGTCCGAGACATGGAGTGGACCAAAGTAAAGGTTATTGAGGGGCCGCCCGGTCCTCAGGGTCCCACCGGGCCTAAGGGTGAATCCTGTTCCCTTTCTCGAAAGGACATCGAGGCGCTTGTCCGAATGGAGGTTTCCGCGCATATCCCCAAGTTCGAGATCTCTCGAACTACGTTTCCGGGTCTCGGAATAAACGATGTCAAGATCGTTCCGAATGGTAATCTCGGGGACTGGCAGACAGATCAGTCCAAGGTTGATGCGGACAAACTGATCGAAGAATACAAGAACGAGAAGGAGGACAAGTGATCAATGCGAACGATTGTGCGCGACTTGTCAAGGCGAACGCGCCAGCGATTCTCACAGCCTCGGCATGCGTGGGGACCATCGCTACGGCCGTCCTCACGGCGAAGTCTACGACGCTCGCCATTGAACGAGTCGCTGACTATTGCGAAGCCAATCTCCGGTCGCCGGAGGACCTCTCCTGGCGGGAGAAGTTCGCAGTATCTTATCGGGTGTACATTCCCCCAGCCATCGCAGGGGTTGCAACTCTGGTATCGATTGTCGCGGCAAACCGTATCCAGTATGCTCGTGGAGCGGCGTTTGCGTTGGCCTACTCGGGTTCAGAGGCGGCTTTTAGACGATACCGCGAGTCGGTGGCGGACGTGGTTAAACCGAAGGACCTGGTTAAGGTTAAGGCCCGCGCTGCAGAGAAATCGCTTAGCGATGCTCCTCCGCCGAGTCCCGGAACTATCCTGGTCGCATCGTCCGGTGACGTCACCTGTTATGACGTATTTTCCGGTCGATATTTCCAGTCCGACATCGAAACCATTCGTCGAGTCGAAAACAACATCAACGGGCAGCTCAACTCAGAGTGCTACGCTTCCCTTAACGAGTTCTACGCCGGACTTGGGCTTCCGCCAATTGCCGCCGGTGAGCTTGTTGGATGGTCTGATCCCAACGCCCTCTCCGTGGAATTCGGGTCTCAGCTTACCGACAAGGGGGAGCCTGTCCTGACCGTCGATTTCTTGGTCTCGCCCAAGGAAAACTACTTCAAGATCAACTGAAAGGAAACCATACACATGTTTAAGACCACCGTTCGCGCAAAGAGCCTCTTCGATGACGAGGTCGTCACTCACACCTTGTACTTCAACCTGTCTCGTCGAGAGGTCTTCGAGCTCGCCAAGGAGTACAACGGCATCAACGCCTTCCAGGAGTATATTACCAACGCTCAGGAGGACGAGAACCTTCTCCAGATCGTGGAGTTCACTGACAACATCATCGGTAAGGCCTACGGTGAGCGACAGGGAGAGCGCTTCGTTAAGTCCGAGCTCATCACCAAGAACTTCATCGACGGCCCCGTTTACGAGGTTCTGTTCGACAAGCTCGCTGCTGACCCGAAGTTCGCCAAGGAGCTGATGGAGGGGATCCTCCCGACCAAGCTCCTCGAGTCCCTCAAGGACGACCCCAAGTACAAGGAGATCGCGGCGAAGTACGACGCCTGATCATATTCTCGAGGGGGCCTGGAGAAATCTGGGCCCCCTCAAAACTCGAAAGGACGCACAGTGGCTAACGCCCCGATCAGACCAGAACTACCCGCAAACAGCAAGCTGCCCGAGCGCAAGAAGGTCGAGCAGGTCACAAAGTCCCCGGTCACAAAGAAGAAGGCCGGGTTCGCCACCAAGGCAGTTTCCGCTTTCGTTGGAGAGGACATCCACAATGTCGGTGAGTATCTTGTCTACGATGTTGCAATCCCGGCATTCAAGAACCTCATCTCTGATATGGTATCTCAGGGCATCGAGCGTATGCTCTTCGGAGAAAGCTCTCCTCGACGCGGGGGTTCGTCGGGAGGGACTCGAGTCTCCTATGGGTCGTACTCTCGCCCTGGCTCGGCTCCAGGTAATCGCCGAGAGGCATCTCCTCGAAATCGCCGCTACCACGACTTCTCTGACATCGAGCTCGAATCCCGAGACGAAGCCTACCTCGTTCTCGACCGCCTTGCGGACCTGGTCGACGAGTACGGTCTCGCCACCGTGGCCGACCTTTACGACCTCTGCGGGATTAGTACAGAGTACACCGATGAGAACTGGGGCTGGACTTCGGCCCGGAACATGTCGGTAATCCGCTCGAGGCACGGATACATGCTTCAGCTCCCGAAACCGGACCACGTTAACGCACGATGAATCCTCAAAAAGTGCGGCTTGAGTTAATCGCCGCATACCCATACTCAGACAAGTGGCGTCGCCGTGTTGAACGCATGGAAGACGACCAGGCCATTGCTATCTATCTTCGACTCAAGGAAGCAGGACGTATCAAATGAATCTCGGAATTGTTACTCGCATCGCTGGGCGGGCCTCGCTGGTCCTGACCAAGCACGCACCCACCATCCTCACTGCCGCTGGAACGGTTGGTTTCATCGGGACCACGGTTCTCGCATCCAAGGCCACTCTTAAGGTCGAGGAGACCGTCGCTGAAGAGGCTTCTCTGCTCGTCAAGGTCCACGAAGCCCACGAGGAGGGTAAGCTCTCCGACAAGGACGCCACCCACGACAAGGTTGTCCTCTACACTCGTATGCTGACCAAGCTCGGGAAGCTGTATGCTCCCGCACTTATTCTTGGTGCCGCCTCGATCGCCTCTCTGGCTACGGGTCACGGTATCATGTTGAAGCGTAACGCTTCTCTGGCTGCGGCCTACGCTGCGGTCGACCAGGCCTTCAAGACCTACAAGAAGAATGTCGAGGCCAAGTTCGGGAAGGAGGCCGTTCTCGATGCGGTTTCCGCCAAGGCCCAGGAGGAGCTCACTGGCGACAGTCTCGACATCGAGGCCGTATCGAACACTCCGGGAGGTGTTTCTCCCTACGGGGTTGTGTTCGGCCCCGACAACGTCAACTGGTCTGCTGATGAGGATCTGGCCATCCTGCACCTCAAGTGCCAGCAGCAGTACGCCAATGATATTCTTCAGACTCGCGGTCACATCTTCCTCAACGAGGTCTACAAGATGCTTGGCTTTCCCCACACTCCTGCTGGCGCTGTTACCGGCTGGGTTAAGGGTAATGGCGATGACTTCATCGACTTCAACATCTCCGACGGGATCTTCGAGGGCGAGGACGAGAACGGTCGTCTCGTGACTAAGTGGGCTCTTGACTTCAACGTCGACGGCGTCATGTGGGACAAGATCTGATGGATCGAGTTCTATATTTTGCGGCGGGGGTGATCGCCGGTGGTGTTGGTACTTACCTTGTCCTTGCTCGTAAGTTCGAGAAGGACTTCCAGGAAGCAACGATCGAGATTAACAAGGAGCTGAAGGAAATTGCTGAAGCGAAGCACAAAGACTCGGTGGGAGAAGGAACTGATTCTCCGAGTAGCGAACCCGATCCTGAGCAAGTGGTATCGGACGCTATTGATGACTATTCTCCGACTCCTGTGGAGGATTCCGACCAGGAAGTAGTCCACAAGCGTACGATGGATCGACAGCACTTCGAGGCCTACCAGATTACTCGTGAGGAGTATATGGCGAAGGGTCATCAGGAGCACGTCGAGATCACGTACTACATGGAGGACGACGTCTTTGCCGATAACCGCGGGGTTCCCATGCAGAACACCGATTGGTTCGACAACATTATCAGCGGGGTGTCCGCTTCAGACACCATTATCTACATCCGAAGCATGAGCCGCCACGCGGACTTCGAGGTCACTCTCCTCGACGACTCCTACGAGCACTCTGTTCTCGGGGTTGAGCCTTATGAGGACTGACAATGATCGAGGTTGCACCGGATAACTCATATTTCGAGTGGTTGGTAGATCGTACTGGGGATACTCGACTCGCAGAGTCCCCTGACAAGTCTTACATCCAGCTTCTCGAGATCATGCATCAGACACCATTTCGAGTCGTAGTCGCCAATGACATCAACCGGGCTCATGATGGAATTGATCTTCGTCGAGTATTCACCAGGGATTCGGGAGACGTCTCGTATGTCTGGCTGGCTGAGCAGACGTGCTCTATGCTAGAGATGTTCATCGCTTTGGCCGAGCGTATGGACCAGATGCTTGAGGATGACGACACTCCATATTCCCTTGAATGGTACTTCTGGGAGATGGTTAAGAACTGCGGGCTTTATACGTATCATGATGAAGCCCTATTCGATCCGCAGGGCGAAGAGGATGTGGCCTCTATCCTTGAGCGGATCAATACCAGGGATTATACGAAGATGGGACTTGGATCCATGTTCCCCCTTCGGGCAATTCCTCTACACGGCGCGCGAGACATGCGCAAGGCGGAGCTCTGGGCCCAGATGAATGCCTACGCAAATGAGAACTATATGTGAAAGGAGCCTCGATGGATTTCTACCGAATCTGCGAGCGTACCACGAAGAGTGGAAAGGTGGAAATCTACCCTGAGTTCCTCGTCGGAAGGTCGAGGGATATTCTCATTCAGGGTCGGGACTTCCAAGCCATATGGGACGAGAGTAGGGGTCTCTGGTCTACTGACGAGTTTGACGTCGCTACGTTGGTAGACCGGGACCTCTTCGAGCATCAGAAGAATCACAAGGGTCAGATCGAGACCGTTGTAAAAACGATGTCCAACTATAACACTGGACTATGGACCAGCTTCCAGACATGGAAGTCCAGGCTCCCCGACAATGGTCAGGAGCTTAACTCCAAGCTCATATTTGCGGACAGTACTCCTAGAAAGGAAGACTATGCCACCGCTCGACTACCCTACTCTCTTGAATATGGTGCTCCGGAGTCCTGGGATCGACTCATTGGCGTACTCTATGCTGAGGATGATCGAAGAAAACTCGAGTGGCTCATCGGATCGATCATTGCTGGTGACTCAAAGAGGGTACAGAAGTTTGCCGTCCTATATGGTCCCCCGGGATCAGGTAAGTCGACCGTCCTCAATATTCTGGAACTCCTATTCCAAGGCTACACAACTACATTTGATGCGGGTGCTCTTGGATCCCGTAGCGATCAGTTCTCAACCTCTTCTCTCGCCAAGAGTTCGCTCGTGGCTATCGACCAAGACGGGGACCTATCGAGGATTGAGTCTAACGGGCTTCTTAACAGTGCCGTGGCACATGAGACCATCCTCATCAATGAGAAGGGGGTCAAACGCTACCCTAAGAGAATCAATGCGCTACTGTTTATCGGCACTAACAAACCGGTTAAGATCACTGATTCCAAGTCGGGATTGATCCGAAGGCTCATTGATATCGCTCCTACCGGAGAAACCGTACCGACTGATGAGTATCAGACTCTGATGACACAGGTTCAGGATGAACTCGGTAAGATCGCCAATCACTGTCTTGGGGTTTATCGGAGTCTCGGTAAGCACTACTACGACGCCTATAAGCCCCAGGACATGATGATGAAAACTAATGTGCTCTACAACTTCGTCGAGGAGAACTACCTCCTCTTCAAGGAAGAGGAGTACATCAGCCTGACGATGGCCTACAAACTGTATAAGGAGTACTGCAGTGAGAGTAATATCCCGTATACGAAGAGCCGATACCAGTTCCGAGAAGAGCTCAAAGACTACTTCGATCACTTCGATGAGCGACGCCAGCTTGGGGGCGATCGACTACGCAATGTCTATTCCGGCTTCAGGCATCACCTATTGGATCCTGCCGAACTCAAAGCTTCTCCAGAGAAGCCGTATTCACTCGACCTGGATCACTCCGAATCCCTACTCGACGGAATTCTCATGGAGTGCCCGGCTCAGCAGGCAGGCCCTAGTGGAACGCCCCAGTTCCGATGGGCCAACGTTCGCACTTCTCTGAAGGACATCAACACCCATGAGACGCACTACGTTAAGGTACCAGAGAATCACATCGTCATCGACTTCGACATCAAGGTCGATGGTGAGAAAAGTCTCACTCGGAATCTGGAAGAGGCTTCGAAATGGCCTCCGACATATGCTGAGGTTAGTCAAGGAGGCAATGGAGTACATCTTCACTACCTCTACGACGGCGACCCGACACAGCTAGCGAGGCTGTATGATGAAGACATTGAGATCAAGGTCTTCACCGGAGACTCATCCTTGAGGAGGAGGGTCTCACACTGCAACAACATCCCGGTGGCCCATATTTCTGAAGGGCTGCCGTTAAAGGAGCAGAAAGTGATCAACAAGACAACCATGGCCAACGAAAAGAAGGTCAGAGATCTTATTGAGCGCAACCTCCGAAAGGAGATCCATCCGGCAACCAAGCCGTCAGTCGATTTCATCGCCAAGATCCTTCGTGACGCCAAGGATCAGGGTATGGTCTACGATGTCAAGGACTTGAAGCCTCGAATTCTGGCATTCGCCATGTCCTCGAGCCATCAGTCCGAGGCGGCGATCAAGACCGTCCTCGAGATGCCGTTCACCAACGAGGATCCCGAGGAGAAGGTCGTCGGTTTTCCGACAGGAGACCTTGTCTTCTTCGACTGCGAGGTCTTTCCGAACCTGTTCCTCGTGAACTGGAAGGTTAAGGGTAAGCCGGAAGTTCATCGGATGATCAACCCATCACCCGAGGACATCGAGGCGCTCTGTGAGATGCGACTTGTCGGCTTCAACTGCCGGAAGTACGATAACCATATTCTGTATGCCCGTACGCTGGGCTTCAATAACGCCAAGCTCTACGACTTGAGTCAGCGAATCATCAAGAACAGTGTGACAGCGGGTTTTGTCGAGGCATACAACCTGTCCTACACCGACGTGTACGACTTCGCAGCCACCAAGATGTCCCTCAAGAAGTGGGAGATTGAGCTCGGGCTGCATCACCAGGAGCTTGGGCTTCCTTGGGACGAGAATGTCCCCGAGGAGCGTTGGGAAGAGGTGGCCGAGTACTGCGATAATGACGTCATTGCGACCGAAGCAGTGTTCGATCACCTCTATGCGGACTGGCAGGCACGCCTTATGCTTGCCGAGCTTTCGGGTCTGACCCCGAACGACACCACCAACAAGCACAGTCAGTTCATTATCTTCGGGAAGAACAGGAACCCCCAAAGTGAGTTCGTATACACCGATCTCAGTGAGCAATTCCCTGGCTATCAGTACTCTTTCGGTAAGTCTACCTACCGCGGTGAGGAAGTCGGCGAGGGGGGATACGTCTACGGCGAGGAAGGAATCCATGTCGACGTCGCTCTTCTCGACGTTGCGAGCATGCATCCCACTTCAATCGAGTGTCTCAACCTCTTCGGAGACCGATACACTAAGCGTTTCAGCGAGATCAAGCAGGCCCGCGTTGCAATCAAGCACCGTGACGCAGAGCTCGCTGGAAGACTTCTGGATGGAGCGCTGAAGAAGTTCCTTGACGAGAACGTTGACTACGATGCGTTGGCATTCGCACTCAAGATCGTCATCAACTCCGTGTACGGCCTCACTGCGGCGAAGTTCGCCAATCCGTTTAAGGACCCGCGGAACGTGGACAACATCGTCGCGAAGCGTGGTGCACTGTTCATGGTGGACCTCAAGCACTTCGTCCAGGAGCAGGGCTTCGACGTCGCCCACATCAAGACCGACTCGATCAAGATCCCGAGGGCCACACCCGAGATCATTCAGAAGGTCATGGACTTCGGAGCGAAGTACGGTTATACCTTTGAGCATGAGGCCACCTACGACCGTATGTGTCTCGTGAACAAGGCGGTGTACGTCGACTACGAGAATGGGAAGTGGAGCGCCACTGGTGCCCAGTTCCAGCACCCCTACGTCTTCAAGGAGCTCTTCTCGAAGGAGGAGCTCGAGATCAAGGACGTGGCGGAAACTAAGAGTGTAACCACCGCTCTGTACCTCGACAACGGCTCGGAAGAGGAGCCTGAGATGGAGTTCGTCGGTAAGACCGGCGCCTTCGTCCCCGTAAACCGTGGAGGCGGGATCCTTCTCCGCGAGAAAGATGGTAATTTCCATGCCGCATCAGGCAGTACCGGTCACAGGTGGGTACAATTCGAGTCCTTCAAGGAAGCCCACCCAGAGGACTGGAAGGAGTATGTTGACTGGGGATACTTCGAAGGTCTTGCTGAGTCTGCGAAGGCTGCAATCAGCGAGTACGGCGACTTCGAGGCCTTCACCCTTGGAGCTTGACGCTTACGATTGGAGCTTTGGGACTGATGGCTGATACTCGATCCAGGACGCTCACAGTATACGAGCCAGACGGGGACGTCCACAAGTATTTTGCTATCCGAGTTCTACCCGATAGACTTGGTCAAGCGCAGATTGAAGCCCCGCGAGACAAGAAGGTGCTGACCTTCAACTACTTCCGATGGACTTTCTACTTCTTCGTACACACAGGTCATACCGAGATTGTGGCCATGCCGAAGAACTGCGAAGGTCATCTGTCGCGATAATCCCCCGGGTCTGTAAAAGGGCCCGGGGGTCGCGTCATTGTCATGGGGTATAATGAGACCCCTCTACTCGAAAGGAAAACTCATGCTCCCCTTCGCTAAGACTGTACTGTCTGCCCTGACTTCTCTCGGCACCGGTATGATTGTTAGTCGATGGACCGCACCTGCTGTTAAGAACTCAGCTGGCCTCACAAAGGCTCTGCTATGGTTCGGCTCAGTGGGTATGGGCATCGCTGCATCTGCCGTTGTTGAGCGGGAGGTCAAGAAGCAGTTCGACAATACCGTCGCCGCCGTCAAGGAAGCTGCTGACCACATCGAGATCGAAGACTGATATCAACCCTATACCCCGAACTTGGGGTATAGGTCTTTCTCAGAAAAGGAACACACTATGCCAGGACAGATCGTCTCGCACGAGTCGTATCTTCGGATCGATGTCGATTTCATCTCGCTCGAGGACTGCTTCAAGGCGTTCCGACGGGGTATCGACTACCGCGAGCAGAACGACGCCGAGGACATTCTAGTCATCTGCAACACCGATGACTGCGTCGAGTACCAGACCAAGAACGGAGACAGCTTCCTCCTGACCTATGACCCGATTCACAAGGTCATGGTCATGCGGATGTTCTTCGAGGAGGGGGACAAGGTCCTCAAACCCCTCTACGTCTACAACCAGCGAGAGTATCAGATCGCTTGTGAGTTCGTACGACGAATCATGGGCGACAAGATGGATCTTATGGAGGAATGGCTCTCATGACGGTTAACAAAGGATGCTTCACCGAGGATAGAATGTATGTCCTCAGAAACAGTAAACCCACCCCGCCGAACTGGAAGAGTGTGGAGGCTCCTGATCCGCACTGGACTATTACTCCCGCCGATGATGGTCTCTCCGCAACCGCTACTCACCCGCAGTATCCAACCGTCGTATTCGTCTGGGACAAGCGGATGGATTATGTTAGCGGGATCATTGTATGGAAGTCATCTCCCGCCATCCAGTCGAAGCCACACATCTGCACTCGACCCGTCATCTTCCTCGAGTTCATGAGTGCTATGATGCGACTCGCCGATATCCGATTCAACAAAGTTCCCGACCACATGATCGAGGTTATTTAATGAGTAAGAAAAATCCCAGCGCCGTTGACTACTTCGACCTCAATGGCGACCTGAACGAGGAAGCCTATGAGTTCGAGGATGTTAAGCTTGAGGACTACATCGACAAGCGAAGCAACATCAAGCCTTCTTGGATCGGGAAGTACAGCCAGCAGATGCACTTCGATCTTGATAATGGGACTGAGGTGAGCTTCTACAAGGGGCGAAACATCATCTACGCGGACATTCTCTTCTCAAAAGGAATCCGAACCATTCTGTTCAAGTGTCGACAGAAGAAGAACCTCACTCGCTTCATCTCTCGAGTACTTGAGCTTGCACAGGGCGAGCCCTCAAACATCCACCCCGACTTCCGAGCCTGATAGATAAGGAGCACACAATGGCACGACTTGGAAACATCACCCTCGAGAACGCGCGGATCTTCTTCAAGGACTTCTCTGCCGAGGGGCCGTTCGCAAATGGTAAGCGGACCTTCTGTGTCGAGATCCCTGAGGATCTTGTCGAAGATCTGCAGCGGGACGGCTGGAACCTGAAGAGCCGGGAGTCTCGTCAGGATCCTGATGCTTTGATTTGGTATCTCAAGGTGGAGGCCTCTTACCGAGCTCGTCCACCTCGAGTGATCTGCATCCCGAGTATCACGAAGAACCGCACGTATCTCAACGAGAACACTATCGCCTCGTTGGATTACGCCGAGATCCTCAACGTCGATCTGACGATCAACCCCTACCAGTGGGAGGTAAACGGTAACTCCGGAGTCAAGGCGTATCTCGGAACGATGTATGTCACGATCCAGGAGGACCCGCTGGACGCCAAGTACTCGGAGGAGGTGGCCTGATATGCGTCGTTACGGATTCTTCAACCTCCTGCTCGACTGCACTCTCGTGTGCTTGACTGGTGGGCTCTGGCTCATCTGGATCTTCATCCGGGAGATGCGTCGGTTCTGATTTGATTCCCCCGGGTCTGTAAAAGGGCCCGGGGGTTCGCCATAGAAAGGAGCACAGGTTATGGCGGCACTCATTGTTAGCGCGGATGACATCCGTAAGGCTGTTGCCGAGGCTGAGGAGATCGAGAAGAAGGCTCTTGCCGCAGCTCGGATACAGGATATTGCCGACGGGAAGGAGCCTCGGAGAGAGCTGTATCCCAACCGGGTTAAACTTCCTGGGAAGGACATCGTCCTTAAGTTCATCACCAACCCTCATCGACGAGAGTTGCGTGCACATACTCGAGTGATGCCTAGAGACAAGGCTGGTAGCGGAAACGGCTACAACTTCATCACGAGTATCCCCATGGTTCGAAACCGGGAGCTCGCCGATCAGATCAAGGAGCAGCTCGATGAGTTCCTCGACTATCTACTTGATGAGTATGATATCCCCAAGCGCCAGCGATACAAGAAGTAAGGAGCACGCCATGACCATTCCATGTCATGTCGAGAACTATCGAACGGATTTTCTTACGCCGAAGAAACTATTCAAGTTTCCTCACGGTCGAGTAGCTCTTGACGAGTTCGCCCTCCATATGATCATGGCGAGGCAGACCGACTCGGGGTTCGAGTTCGCCGAGTTCTATCAGAACGGCCGCCCCAACTACGTGACGAACGTGATTTACATCGGCGACAAGGACGTCTACCGACTCGAGATGACTGACCGTGTTGGTCGTGTAATCCATCGGGATATTCCTCGATCGGAGGGGCTGTGGACAGACGGCGATTCGTTCTTCCCGGGCGGGGAGTTCGATGTTCTGACCCCAGACGCCTTCTGGGCCAAGTTCCACGGGAATGTCTCGAAGAACGCGCCTTCATATGTGTTCTTCTGCGGAGAGAAGTGTCGATTCTCCAGCATGATGCGCCTTGTGGGGATTGATGCAGTTCTTGTCACTCTGGTTCGTCCTAGTGGTAAGACCATTTTTCTCCAGGTGGACGAGTCTGTCGACGGACACTTCCGCAAATCCGCCAATCGGTGGACAATTGAGAACGCAAACATCATTCAGAGCGAGACGATTAGGGATTATAACTGATGAGTGACATTGTTGACGAGCTGCTCGGCTATATTGGAGAGACCCCCGTGTTTATGAAGAGCAAGCCTCGTAAGATGGGTGGGCGAGAGTTCCTCAAGCACGTTGACGACACGCTCAAGTGTGGTAACCGTATGCCGATCCAGTTTCCTGATGAACCTGAGCCAGTCGATATTATTCAGTGGCAGATGGTAGCAACGGAAAACGTTCACCAGACCCCAGTTAGTTTCTACTTCTCGATTCGTCCAAACCAACACATCTTCCTCGAGAACATTGACGACTGGGTATTCGTCCAGAAGCGCCCTCAGACGGAATGGGTCGCTGTCCGCAAAGAGAAGGGGAAGGTCTTGAAGGCTCCGGAGTTCTACGTTTACGCCAACAACGAGATCTACGAGAAGGGTTTTCAGCCGACTCTCCGTGCCGAGGGTAAGAACTACAACATCCTCGGTGTGAATGACGGTCCCACCGTATCTCAGATCACGGTGTTCACCACTCGTGATAGCTCGAACGAGGTTATCAAGTGGCACTACGAGAAGGATGCTGAGTTTGAGTACGACTGGCAGAAGGACGCCTGGGAGGGGACTCCTACGGTTCGTGTCTCGACTGATCGAAAGACTATTCGTGAGACGCTGAACTTGAATGGCGGTAACGCTACCGTTTTCGTCTCGGGGAAGGGGTTGACTTTCTACGGATCATGGACAAATGCTTTCCTTGACTTCGACGTCTATGTCTTCCTGTACGGGGACGAGAAGCAGTACTTCCACTCGACCAAGGGTACCCGGCTTCGGACGAAGAAGGGTGGGGGAGCTATCGAGTTCAACCTCGATCATGTCCGGAGGATCCATGTCGACTGAGCTCCAATGGGAGCCGTGTATGCCGCCATATGAGCGGTATCTTGTCTCAGACGTGGGGCTCTTCAAGAACGGCGACACAGGCGCCCTCAAGGCCATCTTCTACGATACTCGTGGAAAGCCTCGGGTAAGTGTGTTCGCCGAAGGTCAACGGGGGTCGACTGCTAAGTACTTCCATATCATGATGTGGGAGGCTTTCTACGGCCCTATTCCGAAGAACCACTTCGTCGTTCCGGTGGATGGTATCTGGGCGCATCTCGAGCTGAGTAACTGGGAACTCGTATCGATCCAGGAGTACCGTCAACGACAGTGGGAGGACAAGCGAACTCAAGAGGATGCCATCTTCAACGAGACCTTGTCTGAGCTCGACGAGTGGATCTTCGGAGACTGTGTCGAGTCTGAGGAAGAGAGGAGATCTAGACTCAAATGGTAGTGGTGTATCGCCCTGAGCAGATCAAGGCGGTCCATCAACTGCGATCAGGCAGCATCTTGGCGGGCGGTGTGGGTTCTGGAAAGACCCTCACGAGCTTGGCGTGGTATCTCACGTCGGTTTGTAACGCCGCCTCGTTCAAGAAAGGGGGGTCCTTGGCTAGGAAGAAGGTCAAGGACTCCCCTACGCTGTATGTCATCACCACCGCTAAGAAGCGGGACTCCCTTGAGTGGGAGGAAGAAGCTGCGCGTCTCGGTCTGAGTACAAATCCTGATTGTTCTTTCAC